TGGACCGTGACGCCGTTTTGCACGATTGGGACAAGCTCCGACCCGGTGATGGCACCAGCCGAGGGTAGTTGGGTGATGGTTACTTGTGCGGACATTATGTGCTCGTATTGCTAGGTGGGCTAGGGGCAATCGTATCCTTGTTCCCGGTCTGCGTCGGCGTCTGTGTGTTCTGCTCAGTCGAGATCTGTAGCTGGTTGTTGCCAGTGGCGATCAAGAAGTTGTCATTGGCGGCGACGCTGACATCGGGCCTTGGGAACCTCAAGTTTATCCGCTCTGTCTGCCGGGCGGCAAGACGGTAGGGGTCCAGTTGGTCCGCACATCCTTGGTCGCACACGCGCAGACCGGGGAAGTTGGGATCTGGGCCAAGCTGAACAAAGGCGCGCTTCATCTTGCAGCGGTCGCATACGGCAATCGCTACTGACGTCAGGCCCTCAGTGTTCAGGAATTTAGGCATCAGCGTGTGTAAACCGAGATGTTGGACGCGAAGTAGATCGGCGACTTGTCGCGCTCTTCCTGCTCGGCCATGTTGAAATACTTCTCTGCCTGCATCTCAAGGTACTGGATCTTGGCCAAGTCCACCGCCGGGAGCTCGAGGCTCATGCGGTGCGACAGCATCATCAAGATGGCCTCGTACCAGCGCTGGGGGATCTCAAGCTGGCCAGACAGGGCGCCCACGTCCATGATCTGGCGCGAGTACCAGACCGTCATCTGGACAAACGGGCTGGAGGGCACCGGCCACAGGTACATTGTGGGCTGGGGGATGGTGCGGTCAAACCAGTATTGGAAGGGCTGGTTGGCCGTAAATTGCTTGTTGGGCAGGTTGGTGTAGTCGTCGCGGTTCAGGCGCGCCATCTGCAGCTCGCGGGCGTTGGTGCCAAAGTACAGCTCGCGCAGGGCCAGCGTGGTGCTGTTGGTGGCCTGCATGCGGTAGTACGCGACGTTCTGGCCGGGGTCGATGTCTTGCCAGACCCACTGGTTGTCCGTCACGGCGACATTGGTACCTGTGTACAGAGTGTTCCACGTGGAGCCGTCGGTGGAGTATTGCAGCGTGTAATTCCACGTTGCCGAGCCACCGCCAGAGATGTAGGGCAAAAAGCCAATCGAGCCGATGTACTGCGGGTCATTGGTGCCGTAGACCACCGAAATGTAGCCATTGGGCGACGATTGCTGGCAATAGGTATTGACGTCGCCGTCGTAGACGTTGGACACCGTACCGCCCGCCGAGCTGGTGTACGACCCGTTGGGGCGGTCCATGGTGCGGTAGAGCACGTTCAGGGCGTCCACGGTGCCCACAGGTAGGCTGTAGATGTACTGGTCGGCGTTCAGGCCCACCACGAGCTTGTTGATGGCCCAGTAGTTGATGCCTTGGTTGGCGATGTTGGAAAGCAGGATAAAAAGCGACTCTTTGGCCGACTGCACCTGCTCAACGGTCAACTCCTCAGCCAACTTGCCGCAGCGACGCGCCCCATGGTCAATGAGCTGCTGGACCGTTATAACGGTCTGTCCAACGGTTCCAGAGTAGGCCATAGTTGTTTACCAGCAGTGTTTATGCTTTGGATTGCCGTGTTCAGCAGTGCTTATCTTTCCACCTTTAGCTTTTTTTAGGTGAGAAAACGCATCAAAATCTTCATCGTCAGAAGCATTTTTATCGTGGTAAGCCTTGAGCTTGTCGCTCACATCCTTACCATGCTTTTTTTCTACTGCGCCATAAGCATGCGCCATAGCGTCTTTGCTTTGATGAATTGTCTTGGCCTTTTTAGCGTATTCTTGCGCGTACAAACTGCGGGCTTTAATGTCTGGAGTATTTGCCATGATATTTCCTTTACCAGCCGGGGCAATCCCAGCGTTTTAATGAGGCCTTAGCGCGGGGTGCATCGCCTTTGGAATGCTCTACAACACCGCTCATACGAGCACAGAACGAGTTCTTGCGGGCACCACCTTGTGGCTGGGGTGCTTTGAGGTGTGATCCTGTCTCTCGATTGTACTTTGCACGGCCCTTAGCGGTGAGCCCCGCGCCTGCTTTTGTAGACAACTTTTCTCCCCGGCCAACAGCCAGCGAGACGCCGCCTTCTTTCATCTTTGCAGTCTTTGCAGACTCCCGGAAAGCCTCAGCGGTAGGTGCGCCTTTGGAACCGGGGTTGCGCATGTGTTCTTTTGAGCCATGGGCTATCCGTTCCTGTTTGGCGTGAATGTTGGCATACAAGCCGCCGCCCTTCATCTTGTCGGCCTTGACAAACTCTTTGCCGACCTTCTGGGGCACACCACCAAAGCCGCCCTTGGTGTGGGCAGCCGCTTCCATCAGACGATGTTGGGCTGGTGATTTGCTTGGCATGATTAGGCGTAGGACTTAACCATCTCAAGGACTACCGTGTAGGTGTCACCTGCACTTGCGTCTGCGGTGCTAAACACAATGTTGCCGTTCTTTCCAGCGCCAGAATTGTTTGTAATCCCACCAATAATTGAAAAATCATTCTCGTAGTTGGTGTTGATTGTGGACAAGAAAAACGGTACATCTGTTGACGCGTCCCAGTACATGCGCACTTCAAGGCCGTGGCATACAGAAGTAATTTTTGTAACGGTCACACCGGTGCAGGCTTTTCCTGAGTTGCTCGCCGTAAGGTTGGCTACGTTTACTTTTGTAACCGCCGTCTCACCAGTGCCGTCACTGATGTTTGTAAATTTCATAATTGCAAGACGCTCACCATCAAGCAGCGTCTGACTTGTAACTGCATCAGCCATATTTATCTCCAATTAAAAGCGGGGGCCGAAGCCCCCACTTTACTAGCGTTTGGCGCTTCCGCCGCTTTTGCGAACCATCGGAGGATTAATCATCCCCCTACCGGCTCCAGCCCCAGTTGGGGGACGCTTGCCTAACAGGCGCATCATTGCATTCATCGCGGTGCCCGGAGCATTGCGGATGGAGTTTGCAATGTCCATGTCGCTTTGGTCTGGTCCTATAGAGCGCCCATAGGCACCACCGCTCATGTCACGCAAAGGCATCTGCTGGTCATCCATGCTTCCGCCGTCGGCTTTTTTAGGAATGCTATTCTTGCGATAGTGCATAACCGTTGCCGCATCATTTACCTGATCTAGGTATTTGCTTTCGGCTTTTGGGCTATGATTTTTCATCGCACGAGCAGCTTCACTTGCATCTTTGAGAATGTATTTCAATTCATCATCAGACTTGTCATGATATGCATGCCCTTTTAATGGCATGCGTCCACCATCAGCCTTGTGCATAACCTTGCCGCCCTTTTTAAAGGTACCAGATTGCATGGTGTTTTTGATGGAAGCAGACACCGGCTTACGGGGCATTGCTACGGCGTGGCCAGCATCATTAACACTGCCCCCCGTAGCGAAATGCTTTTTTGCAGCACCGCCTTTTTTGTAGCCGCCAGCGTTGGCTTCCTTGACTTCGCCAGTCTTGGTGTTGCTCACGCCGGGCTTGGCCGTGTCAGCGGGGCGGTTTTCCCAGTTGGTAGAACCGCCGCTCTTAAAGCCGCCGCCGTTACCCATCTTGACCTTGCCAGTGCCACTTGCGGTGTCTTTTTTGTCACCGTCAACGACCTTGTTCAAGAATTTGCCAGCGTTACCTTCAATGGCGCCGCCGTTTTTAAAGCCAGCGGGCTTACCCATCTTGACTTTACCGGTACCTTTTGCAGAGTCATTCTTGTCGCCGTCAACCACTTTGGTGTTGACAAACTTGCCAGCGTTACCCTTGATGGTGGTCTTAGTCTCGGCAGAATCAATCTTGCCGCCGGAAGCAAACTTCTTGCCTGCCATGGCTTTTTTGATCATTGCGCGATCTTGAGCAGCATCATCGTGCTTGGCTTTGCCGCCTTTTTTGGACATTAGCAAAGGAGCCGCCATAGCTTTACGGCGTGCCATCATGGACGGTGCCATCGGGGACGCACCGGGAAGCGCGCCGCCGCGAGCAGGCATAGTGGGCATGCTGGAAGGCATAGCCATCGCGCCGCCGTATGCCTTCTTAGCCACATGACCGCCCTTTTTGAGCTTCAGTTCAACTGAAGGCTCCGTGGTCATCATTTTGACCATTGGTTTGAATTGGCCCATGATCTACTCCTTATGCTTGGGTTACGCCAAGGGCGCCAACGCGGGTAGCGTTCGGGCCGACAGCAATAGCGGGGAGGGCAATGGTCATCACGGTGCGGCAAATGCCGTCCGAAGCTGTTGCGGGCACGTAGGTCCCGCGAACATCGCCAGTGCCTGTGGTTGCTACAGCGGTGTCTGCTGCAACAAAAGTACCAGCGTCTTGCGCTAGTGTGCTGTTGCTCTTGACGCTGGAGACATAAGCCACGTTAAACACGCGAACTGGCAGACCCAGAACATCGCTTGTACCGATCACAACAGCAGTTGCGGAACCAGCAATAGTTGCTCCAGAAATTTGGAAGAAGGCTTTCTTGCCAGTTACAGCAGTAGCAGCGGTTGCAACAGTGATAACTTCACTCATTGTTTGACCGTAGTAGTCGTAACCACTAATAGTAAATGCACGAGCAGTTGTTGAACAGTTAACCTTAACAGCACGAGGCAGATCCAATTGGATTACTGTGGTGCCGTCATTGCGAACAACCGACTTAGCAGAAGTGCCAGCAGTCAGTGTTACCGCGCCAGCGGCAGCAGCAGTTTGCGATGCAGCGATGTTATTGGTCACAGCGGCTTGAGGGATAACGTCCCAAACGTACATACGGCCAATGGGTCCGATACCCAAGTCCATGGGAGCAGGGTCATCAAAAGCAATGTTGCCGTGGGCATACATGGTGGTGCTGGAGGCCGTTACCGATTGGTTAATCGTGTAGGTTCCAATACCGCCAAGGCCAGTGCCAAACGCGGTGATGTAGGTGCCGTCCGTTACGCTCGAGCCGTCAACGTACATACCCACAACGATGGGTGCGCCTTGGCCAAGGACGGTAACGGTCAGGGTTGTACCCGACATCGAACCAGTAAAAGTGGTGGTGTACGGGCGAATGCCGGTACCCATATAGGTCTGTGCTGGACCTAAAAATAGGTCATCTGAAAACTGAGGCATGGTCTGCTCCTTGAAAAGTTTGACCGATGTTGATAATAGCGGCAGGGGATTTGCGGCTCCCCTGCCAAGGCCGATTTGCGATTAAACGCCTGCGGTACCGTACATTGCACGCGGGTCAGTGAAGCCCGGGATGTAACGCTCGGTGGCCTTGTAGCGCATCGAATCAGTCTCAAAGTCACCTTCCATGGTCTTCTCCAAACGACGACGCATCAAGAGCTTCATGCCCTCGGGTGCATCGGTCTGGACCCACCATGCGGTAGACGAGGTCAGACGCGAGATAACGGCAGCGCCTTCGTCCAACAAGCCGATGGATTTCACCGGGTTGATGTCGTTGTTGGCGTTGCCTGCGCGCAGGACCGACTTGAGCAGAACTTCGGCTTGGAAGATATTGCCGGGGGCGACCACCAGTTGGCGGGGCACCAGACGGATCTTCTTGCCGTTGTTGTCCACTGCTTGACGCACTTGGATCAACATCTGCTCGAGCGATGTCTGAGACAGGTTAGCAGAGGTTGCCAGTTGGTTGCTGAACGTACCATTCACGATGGGGTGAGCGGTATTGATCAGCGACACACCGTCGCCGCCGGGGTACGAAGAGTTGAACGCGGTGTTCAGGATGTTCGCGCACAGCAGCTCTTTGGTCTCAATCAGGGATTGAGCCAGATGGCGTGCGTACACTTGTCCCAAACGGATGTGGTCACCGTCCTCAACCAACACTTTGGTCAGGGCAAAGGCGAGGCCATATACCTTGTACACATAGCGTTGCAGGAACAGAACACCACCTTGTTGGTACGTCACCGGTGTGCCGTCAGGCAATTGGGGTGCCGCGCCAAAGCCGTACAAAACGGGCTCTTCGTGGTAGTTACGGGGGATACCGTCTTCCTCGCGGAACACACGGCTCCACTCGTCGGCACGTTGGTCATAGACTCCATCGAAGCACTCGTTGAGAATAGGCTCAACGATGCTCCGAAAGTCCGTACTGCGCATTGGTGCTGCCATTTTCAGTTACTCCTTAAATAGCATTCACAGACGCTTGGTACTGTGATTGGTTGATCTGAACTTGGACAGTGGTGTACGCATCACCCCAAGCATTGTCGACGCCGTTGTACAGGCCGATGATGCGGAGCTGAGCGGCGCTACCTGCGCCAGCCAAAGTTGACGAAAGGGTCGCAGTTGACAGACCGGTGGTGGTGGAACCAGCGGCGATGTTGCTAAAGTTGGCTTGATCGCCAATTGAAGTTTGCGCCAAAGAACCATCGCACTGGATGTCATACACGATGTTGGGGTCGCTGTAGTAATAAGCTACGCACGAACCGGTCACATACGCGGTGCTTGCAGGCCAGTAGTTGGACACACGGCGACGGCCAGTAGAATCTGTCCACTCAACGCCTGCGAAGGCGCCTTGCAGCAGGCTGCTGGTAGTTGCAATGATGATTTGCCCGGACGAATTCAGATAGACCGGTTGGCCTTTCAGAATGTTCGAGGAATACGCCGAAGCGATACCGTCAGTCAGCGCCACAGCCCGATCCAGACCCGATGGGTGGAAAGAAGGACGCAAACCAAACGGAGAAGAGGTAGAACTCATATTAACTCCTTGGGTTAGCCAGAAAACACTGGCATTCGATTGGGTTGCTTATCAAAATTGCCATAACCGTCACCCTCGATACCCACAAGCGTTTTTCCGTTGCTGTCCCGTGCGCCTTGCAAGTTCTCCATTTGGACGCGGATTTTGTCCGATTCCTCTTGGGGTTTTTCATGGTGCATATACGTCATGATGTCTTGGTAGATATCCATCGGTATTTTGAACAACAACATCTCATTGCAAGAGATGTGACCAACGTGCTGACCCGACTTGACCTTGTAATCTTCATAGCCCGGTAACTCTTCAGACTTAACTGGAACGTACCCTTGGCGCATCCG